TGAGAATCCCATCGGTTCCAAATTGGAGCAGGGGCTTCATCACGGAACGGTGGCTTTGTGTGCGTAATGTAAATGCGGTGACAGTCAAGAGAAAGCGACTCCTTCAAGACTTCACGGTAAGGCTGGTTTCGTTGGAACCAATCTTGTTGAGCCTTGGCTTTCATGGGTCGCATTCTTGAGTTTTCCATCCCGGTCATATACAAAGTGCAGTAGTCCAGCCACGAATCTACACCGTCCCAAACGAACAGAATTTCTTCGCTTGAATTTTCAATCTCTTGGCGAACAAGAGCAATGAAGGAACGAATGTTCCCTTGTGTTTGGTAAGGAAGGAAGTTACCTTCTTCGTCTTCTGCGGCAGGGTTGAAGATTACAATGCGGTCTGTAGCATCGTAGTTTGTCTTCCAAGTTGGGACTGCGCCAATGTCACAGTCAAGGTAGTAGGTCTTGAATGGAGTATCCATCGTAAGGCCGGATTTACCGGTCTTAGCATCCCCTTCAATTCCAAGACACACCTTGTTCTTACTTGTCTTTGCCGTTTGCTTCTGCTTGGCGATGAGTGCTTGAATAGCATTCACATCAATCGCTGTTTCTTTCATCTTATTGTTTATCATAATTTTCACCTGTATTCTTTCCATTGTTTAATCAGTTTGTCTACTTCTTCTTGTTGTTCTAGGATAAAGCGCACTTCTTTTGTTCCGATGTGCATCTTAATGTGGAAGTTGTTGTCGTCCCAATTTTGCTTCATAGTAATGAAGTCAACATCTCGCAAATCCACAATCCACTTGTCTTGAGCGGATACATATTCTTGCTGGTAGTCAATCATTCATCCACACCTCCAATCGCTTTCATTCGCTTAAGGAATTCGTAAAACTCTGTATGGTTTACCAATTGCAGAATCTTACCACCACTAGAATAAATCTTGAGCATGACCATGTTATCGGGTTCAATGTCCCAAGAAACATGTTGAATCCTACTAAAGAGAATAAACGCTTTATCTGTCATTATTGCATTGTCGTAAAATTTCATTATAGTCACCTGTAAAGGATAGGGCATTGCACCCATCCGAGCGTCAAAATCTCCACGGCTCACGCTTACGCCGCCCAGAGGAGGACACCTAAACCCCCTTGGAGTGGGATTAGAACCAATCAAGGTTCTCTTCGGTTGCCTCCGAAATCTCCACGACTTGGCCACGGCGCTCCACTACAAGGAGGCCTGCCGTGTTAATGGTAACGGGTTGAAGGCCCTCGTCGGTTTCCCGCTGAGAGGTTCGTCCAACCACCATCACAAGCGAACCGATGCCGAAATCAATCTCAATGTTTTGAGGAATCCAGCAAGTCGTCATGCCGTCTTCTTCGTAGTCAAAGTCGGCTTGAAGGTCGGTAATGTTGATGATGCGGTTGCCGTTAGCAGTTGCAGTCATGTTGATGTTGCACACCGTTCCCGTGGTGATAACGAACCTATCCGTAGAAGGACGGTCGCCAAGTTCCACATGCTTCTCCTCAAGAGAACCAAGATAAGCCACATTATCGGGCAACTTCTCGGCCATGAGTTGAGCCATGTTGATGTTGGAAACATTGCGGTAGAGGTCCCCGTTGGGGTCTTCGTCGTCGTTCATCCGAAGGCTACCAATCGTCTTGTCGGTAAATCCGTAGATGAAACCATCACGGTTACTGTCCTTAATGACAACCATACTCAACCAAGAGAAGGTCTTTGGCGTGAAGTCAATACCGCCTTGGTTCTTGTAAGAGAACTTGTAAGCGGTGTAGTCTTCGTCGTCGTCAACCTTTCCAATGAAGATACCACTACGGCGCATGACCGGGTTAAGAGGTCGTCCGTAGTTTTGGTTCTCTCCACCATTTTGGTAGCGGGGTTGGTTGTCAAGGGGAATGATGATTGAACCATCTTCCAAGTGCTGAACGCATTCGGGAAGATTGGCAACATTCTTCTCTTGGACTTCTCCGTTATGACAACGGGAAACAGAGTAGAATCCGTTTTCCTTCTCTTCCACGATGGCGACGAAGCCGCTCTTGTGAGCGTTGAACGGGTCGTTCTTCCACTCCTCTACTGCACGGCGTCGGTTGTATTCGTTCAAATCTCTTGGCTCCTCAAGAGAGATGAAGAATCCAAAGGCTTGCTTAGCAAGACCACCTTTCTTCTGCGTTTCGTTCCCGGATTTTTGGTTTCGGATTTGTTGGGCGGCGTAAGAGCGCCAAAGAGCAATAGCCATCGGACTATCGCTCGTCACCCCGTTCTCCTTACAAATTTCCTCGTATTTCAATTGAGCATCCTCAACGGGGATGTTCAACTTCTCTGCGGCTTTCACAATTTCGTTTTGCATTTATTTTTTCCCTCCTATATTAGTTGGCCCACCATCCATGATGCAAGTAATTTCGGGGTCATGCTGGTGGAACGCCATTCTCCCTCTCCAATCACTCGCAGGAATTTCAGTTTTGTATTTGATTCAAGGTCACACTTGATAATGTATTCATGAAGACCAACGCAGATTTCCTTAACGGAACGGCCTGCGTAGATTGCTTGATGTATCTTTTCAAGTGAACCATTTACATTTTTATCCATAATTTGTTTTACTATTTCTTCGTATTCGGTTAGACCCTTTTCCAACTGTCGTGTAAGTGTCGTCCCCGTTACCACGCTCGCCTGTAACTCGGTGAGTGTTCTACGCAAATCACCTTGAAGAGAGTATATGAACTCTCCTAATTGGTCTTCGGGAAGGTCATGACCCTCCTTACGCAAAACCTGTTTCACTACTCGCAAAACAAGGTCAAGTGGTAATGGTTTGAAATGGTAATTCGCACAACGGCTCTGTAGTGCGTAGATGATTTTGTTACGGTCATTGCAGGTAATGATGAACCTTACATTGTCCGAGTATCGCTCCATGATACGCTTGAGTGCGTTCTGTGCGTCGTTGGTCATTCCATCCATCTCATCCAACAAGATGATTCGGAAGGGAATGTTACCCATCGTTCCGCTTTGGGCGATTTCCTTAATCTTGGTGCGAACAGTTTCAAGTCGCCTATCATCGGAAGCATTCACTTCAAAGTAATTCTCTTTAGCGTATTGCCCAAGAATTGCTTGAGCCAATACAAAGGCGATTGATGTTTTCCCTGTTCCCGGTTGTCCGTAAACAAGAACATTGGGCATGTTTTTCATTTCAGCCCAAGACTCTGCATCCATTACAAAGTGTTCTTGTCCTACAATTTCATTCAGTTTTGTTGGTCTGTATTTTTCTGTCCATAGCATTTTTATTCCTCATTTTTATTCTTCTTCTGCTTTCGCTTTTTTGTTGATTTATTCTTTTCCTAAATTCGGGGTCTTTTCTCATTCTTTCCCTGCGTCGTTCGGTTATTCTACGATGTTTTCTCCTAGTATTCATTTGCTCTGCAACGCAGAAGAAATCACCATACATGCCTTCTTGAGCAAGTTGGTAAAGCGTATCAAATTGTTCTTCTGTTATGTCCTTCCAAAGACCATAATGAATGAAATTCTTTGTATGCCTCAACTGTAGTGCGACATTGGGAGCAATATCAAAAACATCTGTTAAGAAAACTGTTGTTTCGGTATAATCCATTATGATTCCTCCAAATTAATTTCAATGAACCTCATGTATTGCATGAAGCAGGTTTGACAAAGAAGAACTTCTTTGCCTCGGACTTGAACGCCATAAAGCGTAAACTCCGGATACTTATTTTTGCAGTAGTATTTACTGCATTTCATGTTGTTGTTACCTTGAGCAAAGGTAAATTCTGCTTCATCAAATGGGTTCGGCATAATATCACTTCAAGGTCCAAGTGTTGGTGTTGGTTTTGTCTTTGTCAACGGACATGAATTCCCGTCCACGAAGAACAGAACCAATCGTGTAGACGCTGATTCGTCCTTTGTATTTGAAGTCCTTATTGAGAATGGCGCTCTCAATTTGAGCGGCGGTTCTCGGAGAACCATCACTCAAGACTTCAACTACTCTTCTCTTCAACCAATTGTTTCTATTGCTTCTCGCCATTGTCTTCATCCTCCAACTCGTATTCTGTGTTTCGTCCTGTGCCTATCTTTCTAAACGCTTTACCTTTGAGAATTGAACCCAATTGGTTAGATGTAACTCCCCATTTTGTGTTCGTGTTCATGTAGTCTGCGATTTGGGCGATTGACTTTCTACCCGTTTTCATGTATTCCTTTATCATTCGTAATTGTCGCTTGTTCATTGAAAATCACCTAGCGTAACTTGTTTGACTCGCTTGCGTTCCTTTGGTTTTCGCTTTTCACCGAGTCCCATCAGTCGGCATTCTTCGTTGTTGTATTTGCTCTTGGCGTATTTGTAGAAGTCTTCGTCTTCCAACAACTGAACAAAGAGTCGCTTTTCGTGGGGTTGAAGGCCAACTCGCTTCAAGAGTTTAGGCACTTTGGAATAGGAGCCACGCTTAGGCATACTTGGCCTTCGGAAGAATTTACCGTTATGTGAGTAGGCTAGCATTTCGTAGAAGTAACGCTGGCTCCAACGCCTCTTCACGACACCATCAACAAAGAGAATCTTGTT